GTGGCTCGCCAAAGATTCTGATGGTTGGCGCACTTGGTAAGCAGAAGGTATCGTCGTTTGCTGGTATCGCTGCACAGCGTTACATGGCTCCGGGCAATACTCCGACCACCATTATCGGTGCGGCTGACGTTTATATGTCGGACTTTGGCACGATGTCGGTTGTTCCTAACCGCTTCATGCGTACCCGTGATGCTCTGGTACTTGATCCTGAGTACGCAGCACTTGCTTATCTCCGTCCATTCCAGACTAATGATCTGGCTAAGACTGGTGATAGCGAGAACACTCAGCTTCTGGCTGAAGTTACTCTGGAAGTCAAGAACGAAGCGGCTCATGGCATCATCGCCGACTTGAACATGGCTCTGTAATAAGTAGCAAATAGCCCCTGCCTAACGGTGGGGGCTAACTATAATAAGGAAAGCATTTTTGCTCTTGTTATAGGAACACTAAAACAAGGAATTTATGAGTACTCCGATACGGACTCAGACAGCACACGAAGACGGTGATGGCGGGATTATCATCGAGACTAAGCAGGATGTTACCGAGATCATTGAGGCTAACAAGGCTCAACTTGAATTCGATAAAGAACGCAGAGGCCACTTAAACGAGCTTCATCACGTTGCCAGAATACCCTTTACGGTGATTGATGTACTGAATCAGCAGGGGGTTATGAAGGGCTTTAACGTGGTGGATGAGATCGGGTTTGCTAAATGGCTGAACGATCCTGATAATGCTGTGTGGAAGACATATCGCGGAACAGTATGATTACTCAAGAATCCCTTAAAAGTATTGTTGAATACGATAAAGAGACTGGACTTTTTGCCAAGAAGAACGGCGCAAAGTTTGGATTTGAGGATGCAGGTTATCTGAGAGCAGAAATTGGTTTAAAAAACTACTATTTGCATCGGTTAGCTTGGCTGTATGAGTATGGAAGTTTCCCTAAAGGTCATATCGATCATATAAATGGCGATAAGACTGATAATAGGATTTGTAATCTAAGAGAAGCAACAAGATCACAAAACCTATGCAATGTTGCAAAAACTAAAAGAAATACGTCTGGCATAAAGAACGTTTCTTTCCATAAAGAATCAAAAAAATGGAGAGTAGTTGTTAGTGTCAACGGAAAAAATAAATCTTTTGGTTTGTACAATGATATAGAGTTAGCTGAATTGGTATCAATTGAGGCTAAGAATAAATATCATGGCGACTTTGCTAGAAGTTAATAGGGGAACTGTATGAGAGTAGGAGTTTGCGTACCGTGTAGGGATGAGGTTCATACTGGTTTTGCTTTCGACTTTGCGAGGATGACAGCACACGATGCGTCAGTTCGTTGCAAGGACGGTAAAGGTGGACTAAGCCTTTACACAATGCCGGGAACGCTGATTTTCGACCAACGGGAGAAGCTAGCGCAGGTTGCTTTGAGTGAAGGGTGTGAGGCATTGCTGTTTATCGACAGCGATATGCGGTTTCCACCAGACATCATTGACATCATGTTAAGCCGCGAAGTGCCTATCGTTGGGGTTAATGCTACGACCAGAAGGAAGCCTGTCACACCTACGGCAAAGATTTTGACTAGGTACATGGATGGGGATACTGAGGTTCGTAAGTGGTCGAATGTAGATTCTCGCGGTAAAGAGGGAATCGAGGAAGTTACAGCGGTTGGGTTTGGTGCTGTAATGATCCGTAAAGAAGTATTTGAGAAGACTGGTAGACCTTGGTTTGATGCTGGATGGGGTTCTAACGGTGTCTGTGGTGAAGATGTATATTTCTGCGTCAAGGCTGGTTCTGAAGGCTTTCAGACGTATGTAGACCATGAGCTATCGATGCACATCAGGCACATAGGCACATACGAATATGGCTGGAAGGACTTTGAGCAGTTAGAGGAATAAATATGCCATTTGCAAGCTATTCGGAACTAAAGACTACGGTAGCGAATTATCTAGCCCGTAGTGATCTAACATCGGTGATACCCGACTTTATCCGACTAGCTGAGGAAAGGCTACGTCGAGACATTCGGACTCGGCAGATGTTGATTGTCGCAACGGCATCGACTACAGGTGGGGATTCTACTGTTGGATTACCTACAGACTTCTTAGAGATGCGCGATATTCACCTGAACACTAATCCGGTGACTACATTGCGCTACAAGGCTCCTAATTCGTTCTATGCTGAGTCTCGCGTAACGGATGGTGGTAAGCCTATCGACTACACGATTCTAGGCTCTGAGATACAGCTAGCCCCATCTCCAGACGGTACTTATGTGCTTCAGATGCTGTACTACGGCAAGCCTACTCTGTTGTCGGATACGAATCCTAGTAACATTTTCCTAGCGAACTATCCTGATGCTTTGCTTTATGCGTCTTTGGCTGAAGCAGAGCCTTACCTAATGAATGATGCCCGTATTCAGACATGGGCTACTTTATATGATCGTGCAGTAACGGCGATCACGAACTCTGACCAGTCGAGCGAATACAGCGGTCAGCCTATGTCTATGTCTTATAACGTGAGGTAAATCATGGCAGAGATGTCAACATATCTTGAGGACGCGCTGATTAACGCGACTCTGCGAAACACTAGCTACACCAGCCCTACGACGGTGTATGTCGGTCTGTTTACGTCTGACCCGACTGATGCTGGTAGCGGTACTGAGGTATCTGGTGGCTCGTATGCTCGGACTGCTGTGACATTTGGTGCGCCTAGTGACGGTACGTCCTTGAATAGTGCTGCGGTTGAGTTCCCCCAAGCAACTGCTTCATGGGGTACGGTTGGATGGATTGGAATCCATGATGCTGCGACTAGCGGTAACTTGATGTATCACACGGCATTGGATGTTTCCAAGACGATCAGTACGGGTGACATCTTTAAGATAGCTATTGGCTCGTTGTCTGTGAACCTGAGCTAAGGGAATTAAATGTCTACTATCGTTACACGGGCTGGTAAAGGTAGCGCACTTACCCATAACGAGGTAGATGCTAACTTTGTCAATCTCAATACTGACAAGATTCAGTCAGGTGATACGGTTGGCAGTCTGATAATCCTGAGTGCGACGATTTCTGGTGGAACGATCACAGGGATTACGGACTTAGCGGTTGCTGATGGTGGAACTGGTGCAAGTACGGTAGCTGGCGCACAGGCTAATTTGCAAGTTGATCCTGCTGGAACTGCTGTAGCTCTAGCGATTGCTTTGGGTTAATTATGGCTAATACTTTCAAAAATTTCCTAACCAAAGACCTAACGACCACAGGCAGTACGCTTTATAGCTGCCCATCGGCTACACAGACTACGGTTATCGGATTCTCTATCTCCAATACGTCTAGCTCACCGATTACGGCTGATGCGTTCATTACGTCTGGTGGTACGGATTACTATTTAATTAAGTCTGGTGTCGTTCCGGTAGGTGGTTCTCTGGTTATCGTTGGTGGGGATCAGAAGGTCGTACTAGAGGCTTCGGATGTCCTAAAGGCATTGGCTAGTACGACTACAACGGCTGATGCTGTGGTATCTGTACTGGAGATTGCATGAGTTACATAGGCTCTACTCCGACGAATCAGAACTTCATTGCAGGGACGGACTCGTTCAATGGGACGGGTTCGGCTACGAACTTTACGTTGTCACGGTCAGTCAACTCGACTAATGACATTCAGGTAGTCGTTAATAACGTCGTTCAGTACCCACCGAACTACTCGGTATCAGGCAATACGCTAACGATCTCTCCTGCTCCGTCTAGTGGTACGAATAACGTCTACGTTAGGTATCTGTCTACGACGCTACAGAGCGTTGGTGTAGGTGATTTGAGCGTTAGCACGAACAAGATTCAAGATAACGCTATCACAACGGCAAAGATTGCTGCTGGTGCTGTAATTCCTGCTGACTTATCTACTGGTGCGCCTAGCTGGACTGAGGCTGGATTGCTGCAATTTAACTCAGGTTACGGCTCAGTAGCCACAGCCTACGGTTGCAGAGCATGGGTCAACTTTAACGGCACAGGCACAGTCGCTATTCGTGCTAGTGGAAATGTGTCGAGTATTACAGATAATGGCACTGGTAACTACACAGTGAACTTTACGACTGCGATGCCTGATACGAACTACGCTGTTGTTTGTATGGGCGGGGATTCTGCTAGTGTTTGGGGTGAAATTGTCCATGCAGCAAACCCCCCTGCACAATTAACAACATCAGTGCAATTTCTTGTATCAGGCAATAACAGCAGTGCACGAGCAGACAGTAACTATGTTGCCATAACAGTTTTCCGCTAACAAGGAGTAACAATGAACCAACGCATAATTTACCCAACAGACGATGGCGGTGTCGCGGTCATTGCCCCAGCCGCTGAGTGCGGCTTAACCATTGAAGAAATCGCTGCTAAAGACGTACCAGAGGGTAAGCCTTTTGAGATCGTAGACGTAGCAGATATTCCTTCCGACAGAACTTTCCGTGGAGCGTGGTCATGGGTCTCGTAATCGACATCAACAAAGCTAAAGCCATTGGTCACGATATGCGTCGTGCTGCTCGTGCTGAGGAATTCAAGCCTCATGACGATGCGATAGCCAAGCAGATACCGGGTACAGAAGGTGCAGAAGCTGCTCGTCAGGCTATCCGTGACAAGTACGCAGCTATGCAGACCAGTATTGACGCAGCAGAGACACCGGACGAGATTAAAGCGGCTCTGGGGGTATAAATGCCTATTAGCTACATTGAGACGGCTAGTTTAGATACGGCGTTAAATGCGCCTACGGCTACAGCATTGTCTACTGCATCTGGAAGTGCGCCGTCTTATTCTGCTCGTGCTTGGGTGAATTTTAAAGGCACAGATACAGTTACCATTCGTGCTAGTGGGAATGTAAGTTCTATTACTGATAATGGGACTGGTCAATATACTGTAAATTTTACTACTGCAATTATCGATAACGCTTACTGCACACAATACAGTTGTACTTCTAATGATGACACTGGGTTTACAACAGGTGGTGGAAGGCAGTTTGCGATGATTCGTTTAGGAACAACAACAAGTGTACAAGTGCAATGTATTGATGATGGTGGTGGTTTGGCAGATTCAATTACAAACCACGTAGCTATCTTCCGCTAACAAGGACTAATCGTGTCATACATCGGCGCAGAACCTACCACAGCAGCGTTTCCGTTTGACCAGTTCAGCGGTAACGGTACGACTACGGCATTTACGCTGACCTATGCGCCAGCGAGTACGACTTCGATCATTGTTGCTATTAGCGGTGTAGTACAGAACCCTAACCTGTACTCGGTCATCGGCACAACGATCACATTCTCACCTGCTCCACCTACGGGTACGAATAACATCTCGGTCTTGTATCTTGGCTTGCCAGTACAGATCGGTACACCTATTCCCGGTAGCAGATTAGAACTTGCATTAGGGTCTGCGGCTAACCCGTCGCTAACCTTTCTTGGCGATACGAACACAGGCATCTATTCGCCGACTGCTGACACGATTGCATTTACTGAGGGTGGTATTGAAGTAGGTAGATTTGACTCTAGCGCTAACTTCCAATTCAACTCAGGCTATGGCTCGGTTGCTACGGCCTACGCTTGTCGTGCATGGGTTAATTTCAACGGTACTGGAACGGTAGCGATTAGGGCAAGTGGTAACGTAACGAGTATCACGGATAATGGTACGGGTGCTTACACAGTTAATTTTACAACTGCGATGCCGGATGCGAATTATTCTGCTTTTGTAGATATGACACCTTCAGTTTCTAACGCTGGCTCTGACACCTTCCCCATAACGTATCAAACAACAAGCATTGAAGTAAGACATTTTGAAGCTAATGTGTTGCGTGATAGCGTTGCAGTTAATGTTTCAGTATTTCGCTAATAAGGACAGATCATGCCTTTGACACAAGTCTCCCCCGGTCTGCTTGATAGCAATGCCCAGTATTACGGCTTCAAGAACCGCATCATCAATGGCGGGATGGTGATAGATCAGAGGAATGCTGGGGCTAGTGTTGGAACTGGTTCAGGTAATGACGTTTATACGTTAGACCGATGGCAAGCAGTTTATAGCGCTAATAATAAGTACACTATTCAGCAAAGCACAACTGCGCCAGCAGGCTTTACTAATTCGTTGTTGGTCACATCTTCGGCTGCTACCAGTACCAGCGCAGGGGACATTTACCACATTGGTCAAACCATCGAAGGCTTTAACGTAGCAGACTTGAGCTGGGGTACTGCTGGCGCACAAACGGTCACGATGTCGTTTTGGGTTCGCTCTAGCCTTACAGGTACTTTTGGCGGCGCTATTCAAAACAGCGCAAACAACAGGTCGTATCCGTTTACGTTTACGATCAGTGCAGCAAACACCTTTGAATACAAAACAATCACTATTGCCGGAGATACAAGCGGAACTTGGGTGACGAACAACGGCTCTGGAATCAAGCTCAGATTTAATTTGGGTTCTGGTTCCACCTATAGCGGAACTGCTGGGGCATGGGCTGGCTCTGATTTTCGATCAGCCACGGGGGCAACTTCAGTTCTTGCCACCAACGGAGCCACCTTCTACATCACCGGCGTGCAGCTAGAAAAAGGCAGCACAGCCACCAGCTTTGACTACAGGCCGTATGGTACGGAGTTAGCGTTGTGTCAGAGGTACACATACAGACACTCCGCAGAGGGCGATATAGATAATTTTGCACCGCTTGGGCAGGGGCGTTATTACGGTACAAACGCTGCTCAGTTGTATGTCCCTTTCAAGGTCACGATGAGAACATCTCCAAGTTCGGTAACTCAAGTTGGCAATGTATTTGTTAATGACACAGGATTTGGGGGGTCTGCCATAACCCTTTCGCTCAATGAAACTTCTTCAAGCGGCGCGACCTTAACGGGAGCCGCCACAACAGGAACTACTGCCGGAAACGCAACAACCTTTTATGCCAACGGCACATCGAGTGCGGCTCTCATCTTTTCTGCGGAGTTGTGAAAATGAGCGAATACAAACTTTATGTAAGACCCCCGCGCACCGAGCCAGATGCTGCTATGCGGTTTAACGCAGACGGTTCTGTGACTTCGTTTATTTTCTACCCCGCGAACACGGATTACCAAGCCTATCTTCAATGGTTGGCTGAAGGCAACGAACCGGAACCTGCTGACGAATGAGCCTTCAATACGTCGTTTATGACTATTGGGATTACGGCTATGCTGAAGGCGATGCCATCCTTGTTGATGGGAGTGCATCGGTAACGGCAGTAGCTACTGTTTCTGCTTTTGGTTCAAGAGTACAATTCGCAGCAGGTAGTATTACTGGATTAGCAACATTTACTGCTAGCGGTACTAGGATTCAATTCGGTGATGCAAGTATTACCGGAGTAGCAACAGTAACGGCAGACGGTATTAGGATTCAGTTTGGTGCGGGTAGTGTTACTGGTGTAGCTACAGTAACGGCTATCGGTGGCGTTCTATACGAGGGTTTTGCGTCGATTAACGCATTAGCTACGGTAGAGGCTTACCCTATTGCTGTATGGGCTGGAAACGGCTCTATTCAAGCCGTAACGGTATTTACAGCGGCTGGTCAGATAATTGGTGAGGAATGGTTAGATGTTGTTCCTCAGACGGATACTTGGGCTGGTGTTACGACGAGTAGCGATCTATGGACTGCGGTAGCGGCTGAGTCTAATTCTTGGACTCCCGTGAATAGTGGTTCTGACACATGGACTCAGCAGAACGCTGGCTCTGATACTTGGTTGAGGCAATAATGCAAAAGATTGCTTTTGGTGAATGGCTTCCAGATCAGCCCGGGGTAACAGGGGCGGTAACTGACGCTAAGAACTGTTATCCCGTTTCTAACGGTTATGCGGCATTTCCTAGTGAGGCTGATTACTCGGATGCAGCGGCTCAAAACCTGCTGATTACCTTTGCGGGTAAGTTTGGCGGTGCTACGAACCTATTTGCTGCTGGTGCGACTCAAATCTACAAGTTTGACTCTACAGACGCGAGTTTAGATGCCCTAACGACTACGGGTTACACGGCTGTAGAGGGATGGGATGTCACTCAGTACGGTGGCAAGATGATTCTGGCTAACGGTCAGGATAAGCTACAGTCCTACGAAATCAATGTTTCTACTTATGTAACTGACCTAGCTGCTGCTGCACCTACGGCTAAGTTTGTCACTGTAGTTCGGGATTTTGTCGTAGCGGCTAACGATGGGAATGACACGAACAAGGTCTACTGGTCGGACATTAACGATGAGACAGACTGGACTCCGGGTGCTGCATCTCAGTCGGATACCCAGATCATCCCTGACGGTGGGGACATTACAGGTTTAGCGGGTGGCGAGTATGGTCTGATCTTCCTAGAACGTGCCATATATCGGATGAGCTACACAGGCTCCCCGTTTTTCTTTCAATTTGATGCGATCTCAAGGTCGTTGGGATGTATCTCTAACGGTTCGATTGCTCAGTACGGCGGTCTAACGTATTTCCTAGCCGATGACGGTTTCTACCTTTGCGATGGTCAAAATGTTAAGGCTATTGGCGTAGAGAAAATCAATAGATGGTTCTTTGATAACGTCATCCCTAGCCAGATACCGATAGGAATGAGTGCTACGGTTGACCCTATCCGCAAGTTAATTGTCTGGAAGTTTGAGAATACGTTTGGCGGTAAGAGCCTGTTGATTTACTCGATAGACTTAGACAGGTGGTCTTACACGGATACCACAGCAACGTCTATTTCCTATGTATTAACACCTTCAGCGACGTTAGAGCAGGTGGATAACTACAATTCAAACCTTGATGCGCTGGATATTCCACTAGATTCACGGGTATTTGCTGGTGGTCAGCTACTTTTTGCTGGTGTAGTTGGGGCTAAGATCGTATCTTTCTCTGGTCAGCCTAAGACTGCGAACATTACAACGGGTGATATTGACGCTGGACGGTCTACGGTGACGTTAGTTAAGCCGATTGTGGACAGGGGTAGTGCTTCTGTAGCGATTGCTAGCCGGGATTTGCTGTCGGATCAGGTGGAATTTGGCTCTGATGTACCTGCTGATGCTGAAAACCGTGTATCTATCCGTTCTAACGGTGAGTATCACAGGCTAAGACTGACTCCGACGGGTGCAAACTGGGAAACAGCGGTCGGTTTAGAGGTAGAAGTCGTTAAGCAGGGTAATCGATGACTCAGTTTCGTACATTACCGCCATTTGGAGGGGATCAGAGGGCTGTTGCTGAAGTCGTTCGTGGCGTTATGGACGGGAAGACCAATAACACAGGCCGGATTACCCTAGCGACTAGCAATGCTGTTACCACGACCCTCTACGACGAGCGTATAGGCTACGACAGCCTGATTTTCTTCGTCCCTATATCTGCGGCTGCTGAGGCTGATTCGGCTCCCTATGGGGCGTTTCAGGACTCTACAGACCAGACTGCGGCTAATACGACCACAGGGTACGCAGTTACCTTTAACACAACAGATTATTCCAATGGAGTTTACGTTTCCAATAGTTCTAGGCTAAACGTCAGGAATTATGGAATTTACAACATTCAGTTTTCGTTGCAATTTAAGAACGATTCTAATGATGGTCAGGATGTGGATATTTGGTTTAGGAAGAACGGCACTAACATAGATAACTCGAATAGCCGATTCCATTTACCACAAAGAAAAAGCTCTGGTGATCCTAGTCACCTAATTGCCGCTATGAATTTCTTTATAGAAATGAACGCAGGTGATTATGCTGAGATTATGTGGAGAACGACTAGCACGAGCGTTTCGTTAGAGCATTTTGGTACAAGTACGTCTCCTACTCGTCCAGCGGTTCCTAGTGCTATTGTTACGATGTCTTACGTTGCACCATCGGCTACAACGAACTTATACGTTTCTACACAACAACAAGGTCAAGCAACGATTAGTCATTGGGCTAACGCTACTGCT